TTTCAAATCGGACTCCGGTAGTTATACCGGAGCCCGGTTTGGACGCTTGGGCCGCGTTAACAGCCCCCCACCCCTTTCCCACTGACTGATTTCTCGGATTGGACTCATTTGCATTGCTAACTCTGATTCTGGATTTCCCCGTTTATGTCGTCGCGGTCGGAAGTGCACGTACTTCGACGTTGATCTGATGGCGTTTGTTTCCAGGGGGGAGGTGGCGGCAGAAACGCCCCCGCCGTAAACTTCGGCGGGCCACGCCTGTCAAGCCACTCCCTGGGGCCGAGCGCCTGAGGTGATACAGAGAGATAAGCACACTGGGCGCTGACAACGCCCGGGACCTCAGTGAGAAGAGCAGTAGGGCCGTGTTTATGGGACTCCATTGGATATCCCCCGCTTGTCGGAACTCACGGCTACTCCGGGTTGGGAAGCCCGCGACTGGTACTGTACTGGGTGATAGCCTGGTGCCTTCCCTCTCACTGTTGTATGAAGGCTGAAAACCCCCTATGGATCCTCTTTCTCTTACAGCAGGTCTTGTTGGCGATGTTGTTGGTGGTGTTGCCGGTGCCATAACTGGCGGCGGTGACCCTGTCGGCTCCCTATTGTCATCAGGGCTTTCTTTGTTAGGCTTAGGTTCTTCTTCTTCCACTTCTTCTCCCACACCTTCACGCGATGGTGGTGGGCCGAGTTCAATTGGTCCACAGCTCTCGGCGCCCGACCTTCCCCAGCCCCCCCCCTCTCCCGGACTTCCCCTCTCTGCTGGTGGCGACCCCCAACCACATGGTGTTACCTCTTCTGAGCCCCCCACACCCGCTCCTACGCACACTCAGGCGGGTTCCTCTCAGTCCACGGCTACACCGTTTGGTGGTGCTTCCTCTGGGCACACACCCACGTTTGAGGATGCATGTTTTGCAAATTGTTTAGCTCCTGATGCTCAAGCTTCTTTAACAGGTAAGTTGACCAGAGTTTCAACTTTTGGCTATTCTAATTCTGCAAGGTCTTTTGCTTCTATTAATGTTGTACATCTTCCCCGCAATTATTATGTGACCTATACTCAAGCTCCCCCTCATGGATCTGCTCTCTTTATGAGGCTTGTTAGGACTCGCTTTCTGGTTGAGATACAATCATCAGCCCCCCTTGGGGCGGCTGGTATTGTGGTCTTCTATTTTGCTCCGGCAGATATTCCGGAGAGCGAGGGTCATATGGGTTCTAGTGTGTTTAATTTGTCCCCATGTGATTTTGATGTTGCTAGGATGTCCACTGCAAAGTTTGTTATTCCTTATGCTGCTACAACGCCTTTTGTCCCTGTTGATTCACACGATATGGGTCGCTTTGTTTGCATGGCGCTCACTCCGTATAGGGCACCCTCGGGTGCTCAGTCGGAGTTGACGTTCACAATATACATGGCCGCCATTGAGTCTGAGTTGACATGTCCCCGCCCCCGTCGGCAGATGTTTTCCACGCATTCCCAGCTCCAGGAGGTTGTCATAACCTCTACCCCGGGGTCCCTGACAATTGGTAATTCTTCCCTTGCTAATCTTGCACCCACTCTTTCCTTGGCTGGAGAGGGTTATAGGATAGATGAGATTACACCTGGTGGACAGCGTCCCGTTGATGATTTCATTTGGCTCGCCCTCCGGCCCTCGACCCGATACGAGGGTTGGTCATTTGATTGGCACCCGACGGACCCTGCTGAGGCCCAGCTCTTTGCTTGGGACCTGGACCTTGGTATGTCCACATCAAATTTAGGTATTTTGGCTAACTCTTTTGCCTATGCTAGAGGCTCCCTGCAGATTACTCTTGTTGCTGCTCTTTCTGTCTTTAATCGAGGCCGTCTCCGGTTGTGTTTTGAGATGGCTGGAGATGATCGATATGATCATCAGGCTTCGATGGCTGTAAATTTTACTGTTATTGATTTTTCTAATTCTAATACTGGCTCTTTGGTTGTTCCCTATACCTCCCCCTCGTGGTTCAGGCCAACAACGGCTGACCACTGGGGCCGTATTGTGGTTTTTGTGAATACTCCCTTGACTGCCTCTGCTGCATGTATAGATGTTGTTTCTGTTCAAGTTTTTGTGTCATTTGCCCCCGATTGCAAATTTTATGTCCCTCATTCTAATGGTATGACCTACCAGGCCCCCCCCATGCCTGATCAGGTTTCGGCCACCCAGTGCTCGGATCCCTTTGGGCCCCAGGTGACTGTGGTTGACTTCAGCCAGCCACTAGTGGCTGCTGAGACCTCTCCTTCTCCCCATGCTATGTTCTCCTCTGCCCACACCAATGTGAGGCACCTTCTTGGACGATTCTGGCACCTGACGGATGAGTTTGAGGCGACCCATGTGCTCTCTTCCCACCCCATACCCTTTCCTGCTAATTCTCATGCGGCGATTGCCCGTTCGTGTGCCTTCTGGAATGGTGAGCCCGTGTTTGTCGTGATAAACCACACGGCAGGCCCCATCGAGGTTTCCCATTTCTGGGAGGACGCGTATGTTGCGGTCACCCATGCTTTGTCTTCTCGTGGCTCGATCCTAATCCCCTCCAAGGGTCAAGCTGTCTTTTCCGTTCCTTTCTATTCCCCTACACCAGTCCGCTCAACGGATGCTAACGCGTCCCTAGGCAATCTTCTGGTCAGGACTCTAGAAACCGCTGTTTCTGGCCGGTTTTCTGTTTTTGTTGCTATTCGCAATCCCAAACTTTTTTTTCCTCGTGCTATACCCGACTGGGTCATCCCCGGCCGAAGCGTGGCGCGCACCTATCGCTCAGCCCTTGCTGCCTTGACTGGCGCAGCGTCTGCTCGTGCTACTACCTCGCGTGAGTCCGTTGCTCGTATTATGGCCGCTGCTGCTGCTCTTCAGGGGCCTGGGTGTTTCCCATTTGGGCGACACTCAGCCCCTGTTTCCCACTCTTCTGTCGCTTCGTCTCCCCGCTCCCTCTTGCATTTCCTTATAGGTCGGCCCCGTCCTCGGGTCCCCCCTTCCCCCTCCCTATTGCTGTCCGGCGACGTGGAACCCAATCCGGGCCCCGTCACTATGGTTTATGATCCCATTGAGTGTAAGTATTATTTGGAAGTTGGTGGTCACCTGCTCGGGATGAACCCCCCGCGCGGTTGGCCTGCAAAAACGAAGATTAATAAGAAAGTGAACACTACCTGTAGATACCCTAAGACCCACAAGTGCCCCCGCTGGTCTTTATTCATAGCACAGCGGCAGCCTTGGTTCATCTCGGGCCCTATTGTCTGGGATTGGATCATGGTTGATTATTTCCCACTTTCCCCAGAGGCTATCTTGTGTTCTCATGGGATCTGCCAGATTGAAAACGATGATGTCCACCTCTTAATGGATGGAGTTTTCCTTCCTCTTTCTCGCCTCGCCCGCATGGATTGTGCTGGGCTAATTTCTTGGCTTTTCCTTAAGATGCCCACTTGGTTTCATTGTTTTCCTTTTTCCCGCCCCTCATGTCCGGTTTACCTTCCCCCTGAGGCGCGAGCTGGGGTGACTATGACAGCGATTCCCCAGGGTCCTTTTGACACTATTCTTTCATTCTTTGATGGCTATTTGATGAAAAGTGCATTCAGACACTACACCCCTGTGGTTCTTCGCTGCATAATAACCTTGTACTCCATACATGTTGCCAATGATCCAATAGTAACACTACTTCTTGGTGGTCTCGCCACCTATGATATTATGGTTACAAAGCCCCCCGCTGCTTTAGTAGTTATAATAGATGCAGTTTCTTGTGCCACGTATGATTCTTTTAAAGCTGTTATGGCCCCAGTGTTTGGTGATATAACCGCCACTGCTTGGCGGCGGATTAAGGAAAAATTTTTGAGGCTCTGTGCGCGAGCGCAGGACTTCAAGAAGACCACTGATACTGCGAAGGCGGTGGTGTGGTGGATCTCCTCTATTGCTAAAATGATGCATTACGTGTGGATTAATTGGCTCAATCCACCCGTTCAAAATCGGCAGGTTCAGTTGGCCGTTGCCCAATTGCTAGTAGATTGTAATGCTTTCCTTTCTGATCTGTCTCTTGATCCCTCCACCCTTGGGGATAGACCTCGCCGTCAACGGCTGTTGGTTTACCTCCAGCGAGCACTACAGATGCCGGGCAATCCTGATAATGTTCAGCGGTTGCTACAGCAATCCTTTAATAAGCTAGTTTCCCTGTCCCCTATCCCCCCTTCACCTCCCTCTACCCGAGTTGAGCCCGTTGGGGTGTGGTTGTCTGGCGAGCCTGGAACAGGCAAGTCCCTCTTGATGTCTGCGCTAAGTGCTGACATTGCGAAACACTACAATTGGACCGTCTATAACCACCCTACGGGCAGTGATTACTTTGATTTATACACTAACCAACAAGTCCACTGCATTGATGACCTCGGCCAGGGTAAGGCTGAGGAGGATCTAAAAGTCCTGTGCCAGTGCATTTCTACTGTTCCCTTTGTTGTTCCTGGTGCTGCTATAGAAGATAAGAAACACTACTACAATGGCAAGGTTGTCATAGCCACTACTAACAGGACTGACTTCCGGACGTATACACTCACTACTCCTGGCGCTCTTGAGCGCAGGTTCCCAATCAGAGTCCGGGTCCTTCAGTCCAAGTGGCCGTTGACCAAGGAGACCCTCAGAGACCGAACTTATTTTAACCTTGTTTCGGCCTCGGAAGCTGCTCACCCTATAACTTACTCCTGCCTTTTAGATTCCATTATCCAAGCATATGATTCCCGCCTGGCACTTTTGCAGGGCCCCCCTTCTCCCAATCCTTTTCATTTGCTTGCTGATCCTACCTTCCCTCCTCCTCCTCCTGAGGATGAACCTCAATCATGTGATGATGATCACCTGGCTGCTATTGAGGCTCTTGAGGTTACCCCTGACTCCAACGACCAGAAGTGGTTGGAGGCAGTCGGGGGTTCCCAAGCCGCCGACCCCGACCTTCCCATGTTGTCCTCTGCTCCTGCTGACCCCTCCCTACTTGAACGCGTCACGGCCCTCGCCGACCGTCTCTACGGGTCTCTCCGTAAGAGAACGGTGCCGGAGTGGGCCCTGATGGCATTTGGCTCCCTCGGCTTGTTCGCGGTCCTCGCTGGGATTGTGCGCAAGATTTTTTCTTTTCTGCAGCCCCGCCCCACCCCTCCTCAAGGTCCCTATAACCCTGCTACAGCGGGCGTTCGCATTTCCGCCCGTGAGTTGGCGCGGCGCGCCGACCCCCAATCGCCCTGGCAGCCCCAGTTCAACCACTGCTTCAAGAACTGCGTGTTCATCGAGGCTGATGGGTTTACCTGGTATGCTGTCATGTTTGGCAGGGTATTGGTTGTGAATAAACACTACCTGGACTGCTGGTCTGGACCAGTGGTCGTTTCCACGGCTGTTTCCTCTTTTAGCGCTGACTTGACTGTCCCACCACAGTTCGTGGAAGGTGATTTGGCCTATTTTCATCTCCCTTCAGCCCCCCCTCTTAAAGCGGCTCCAAAACACTACACTGTCCCTGAGCCTGCGTCGGGGACTCAAGCTATGCTTCTTTACGCCGGCCGCGACGGCACTTATGCCGTGACAACTCACACTAATTCCTATTACACCTTTACTAATGGTTCTTTTTTCTGCGGCATTGTTCCTTCTGTTCACTCCTATGAGGTCCCTACCCAGGCTGGTATGTGTGGTGGGCTCCTTGTGCTTCAGGTTGGTGGTAACTGGATTCCCTACGCAGTCCACTTTGCCGGTTTGCCCCACCGAGGTTACGCCCAAGGCCTTAACCTCGACTGGATAGCGGCCGTCAATGCCCCTGCCCACCCCCTACCTCCTCTTCCAGATGATGCCCTCCCTGCACCCCAGGGCATTATCACAAAAATTGAGCCTACCTCCAACTTTCGCCTAGGGTTCTGTCCATACACTAAGTACTCCCCTAGTCCAGTCTCCTTGGTGATCCGTTCGGAGTTGGAGCCCGCCGTTCTTTCAGCCCATGACAACAGGCTGGAGGTTAAGCGGGAGTCTAACGCGATGTTTCTCCTGGAGAAAACTCAAAAGTACGACACTAATGTGACAGTCCCCCGCCCCTTGCTGCTCCAAACATTAGCTACTGAATATGGCACCCACCTCCGCAACCTCATGTCAACGCTGGCATCTCCAGCGTCAATTGAGGAGGCTGTTTTTGACACCGTCTGCCCCATGGACCACCGTGCGTCTGCTGGGCCTCACTACCCTGGTGTGAAGCGGTCGGAGCTGATTGACTTCCAAAGGCGGACCATATCGGACCGCCTGCGGGAGGACGTCGTTGCTCTGCGCGCAGCCTTCGCGCGAGGTGATAATGTCTACCTCCCCTTCTCCTCTTTTCTCAAGGACGAGCTTCGCCCGAAGCCCAAAGTTCGCAATGGCGATACACGGGTTGTCGAGTGTTCGAGTCTACACTACACAGTTGCCTTTCGCATGCAATTTCTTTCTGTTCTTCGTATGATGTATGGCAGCGATCCCAACCAGACTGGGCTCGCACCTGGGATGAATGTGTATCTTGAATTTTCAACAATGGTTTCTAATTTGTATCCCAACAATTTGTGCCTAGATTTTAAGAAGTATGATTCCCGTTTGCCCAGCGATGTGATGTCAGTTGCTGCTGATCTTTTTGCTAGCCTCACCGAGGACCCCGTTGTCTCGCGCCGGTACTTCGACCCGATTATAGACTCCATTCACGAAGTGGGGCCGTATCGGGTGGAGGTTCACGGTGGGATGCCTTCGGGGTGCGCGGTTACTACCTTGCTGAATTCTGTGTGCAATGTGTTAATGTGCTCCTATGCTGTGCTTCTGCAAGATCCGGATATGGATTTCCAGGTGGTGGCCTACGGGGACGACAACATAGTCTCCACCGCCGAACCACTTGATGTTCCCGCTTTCCGGTCTGTTCTTGCTTCGGACTTCGGAATGGTGACAACGTCTGCGGACAAGTCCGAGGAGTGCTACCAAGTTCCCCCCGAGCAGGTTGACTTCCTCAAGCGACGACTCCGTTGGACGTCCGACTTTCCAGTCCCAGTCCCGGTGCTTCCCCTTGATTCCATGCTTTCACGGCTTTGCTGGTGCAAGGGCCCCCATGAGTTTAGGGACCAGCTCATTTCCTTCTCCTATGAGCTTGGTTTCTATGGCCAGGAGGTCTATCACCGTGTCTTTTCTGCTTTGCTCCCCCATGCGACGCTTCCCCCGTGGTCTCAAACACTACAATCATGTCGATATTTGCTCGGCATTGAGGATGCACTACACCCCGCCGGGAAAACGTAGATCCCGGCGGGGGGGGGTCCCTAAC